ATATCATCCCAAGCGTGGATCTCCGCTTCTTTACTAAATGATGTTATTTCGTGTCCATAAGCTTCCATCTCCTTCTGAATCGTTAGATTGTTAAAGAAGCACGCAACAATCGAAGCTATAACCTTAACCAAGTCATCTCCGGTGTAATTTGCTCTCACGAAAGCATCGTAAAAATGCAGTGCCATGAATTTTGGGCATCTCGTTTTCATTATCGCTCTCCACGCATTTTTCGAATACTTCTTATTAATTTTCGAGTTAAAGTCTGTAGTTGCGCGAAATCCAGATAGTAAACCAAAGAATGTCATGAATAAAACATCAAGCATTCTAACGCGCGTGAAAATCACCTCTTCCATTAGGACTCTCCTAATCAGCTTGTTCATTTCTGAGTCATTATAATATGCATTTGCATCTTCTGTGCATGATTTTAAAAACTCTGCCATCGCGTGTTTATCGTACTGTACGAAATCGAGTGCGGCTGTAATGTGGACTATCTTTCTTAATCGTTCCATTTCACTTTCAGGAATGTTAAACTCTTCAGCTAGATTTCTTAACTGTTCTTCATCAAGTCCACTATTTTTGTGTATTGTTAGGTGGCGAAATAATTCTCCCCATTGGGGTCCAGTTGGTGCTATCCCTACGCCATTCGCCAAGGCTATGTGATGTTCTCTCAAAAAATTTAAGTAGTCACCGAAATATTGTCCAAATAAGATTGAATGGTCAACTGGTCCCATACAAAATGTTCTTGTTTTGCCTGCTTTTATTTTCTTATGAGTGCGGCGCTCATCTTTGAGTTTGTAAGTCCACTCTGACTGCATGGAAATACCTTGTTCTGCTAAATCTAATCTTTTGTCAAGACGAGCTCTTAACAGTGGGTCACTCACTACGTAGTTGTCCTCCTCGTCTAAAGAAAACAAATACGCTTTACCAGCTCCATCTCCTGCTTTCTTATATTTCATATAAGGGAATCCAGGAGAAGATGACATATTCATCCTACCTAAATGAGGCATGTCAGGGGCACCATTTATCGACTCGTATTCAGATAATATTCTAGGCTGGTAATCACCCTTAAGAAAAGCTTCCTCAGCTCTATCATGTTGGTTTATTAATTCTAAATCTTGATGGTTCCATAATGGTAGGAATGTGACATTCTCTTCTAAATTCCTAATTAATGGGGGAATTCCAGACTCATTACGTGGGTCATTGGGGGTAAGAACCGCTGGAGCCGTTAATACAGGGTACGCCATACCATGTACAACAGACGGTTCAATGTCTGTTTTACCTGATTGAAAGATAGTATCTTCTCTCTTGGCTTTACCAAGATAGACTACATCTCCAAGAGGATAATTTCGACATTTATCTTGAAAAGGATCTGGTATCATATCGGGCAACTCAAAACTACAACACTGTTCATTAAATAGTGCTTTGAACTGCTGTAGTTGTTCAAAAGTGACTATCTCAGTTATACCTTTGTTGTCTCCATTCTCTCCCAGAATATGAAATCCTGCTATCTTACCAGAAACTTCCTTATTTTGAATTATTAATGGGGCTCCGCAGTCTCCGGGCATGGTAGTCACTGCGTATTCTATTCCCTTACAAATCGCAATAGTTGGGTCAAAACTCGAGACTGATTCAGCATAGGATAAATTTTCAATCATGTTAAGTTTGTCGATCTGTACATTAGTCATACAACCGTTTCTTCGCGTGTATAAAACAGCCTTTGAGGCTACAATGTGTTTTAACTCGTGTTCTTTAATAAAGTTATTTGTAATATCTTTAAATGAATTCATTCTTGAAGTGTGTCCTCCTGCGAACCATATGACTTTATCTCCTCCTACTTCTTTTCCATTAATTTTAAAACTCTTAAACTTATATAAGTCAGATGGATAGTAAGGGATTTGAAATTGTAATTCGTTGCGAGTGATATAAATTATCTCTCCGGCTTGAAGAGTCCTAAAGAAATGTTTGGGCATTAAGATTGAATTTCCTCTAACCCCTATCCCTTGGAGACCTGAAAAATGTTCTGCAGTCCTTCCATCGGGCAACACTCTATGTCGCTTAAAAGCACAGTAGACCATATTTGGTACCACACAATGTGTAGCTAATTCTACTGAATTGATATCTAGAGCTTCCTCACGTAATAAGTGTACGGGGTACTCAAACAACTCTGCCGTAAATAAGGCCCAATAAGCAAATTCTGTTAATAAATCCTCTGGAACTTCTTTACCAAATAAATAGTCTGTAATAATTGAATGGATCATTTTAGTTTTCTCTGGGTCAGATAATTTTTGCATAAACCCAGGAGTTAAAATCTCGTCAGCCAGTAATCTATCATAGTGATTTTTAAAAGCCATCATTTTCTTCTTACCTTCTGGAAACTTATCTTGATATTTGGTGAATAAGCGAATCATCTTATGATTGTGGTCGTCTACCAGTATCCTGACTAGTGCCATATCTTTCCTCTCTCTAAGAGCTTTCTCCTTTACATCACTAAGGAGCTGTACTACTTCCATAGACTCGCAGTTAAAGAGACGCTTTTTCTTATCTGATCTCGGTGTAGGAACTGGTCCTTCTGTCTTATATACTGGCGCTTTGGGCTTATTCGTTTTATCAACCGCATATCCTTCTGTTCTATAAACTGGGGCTTTTGGCTTGTTAGTTTTATCCGTCGCGTAACCTTCAGTTTTATATACAGGTGCTTTTGGTTTATTAGTTTTATCAGTTGCATAACCTTCTTCCTCAAACATCTGCTTAAGCAGTTGGTATTTTTTCACATCTCTACGATAGCTGCTAAGATACGAACAATCACCTTGTACTCCTGCTGCCTCTTCTATATTAGCTTCCATCATTTCTTTAACTAACGTTTTAAAATTATATTGTTCTTTAGGCACCACATCATATAAATAAAGTAAGTCTTCAGGAGTAAACCACATATCGTTTTTCTTGAGAATTTGTGCAATTTTCCTAAGGTCACCCATCTTCTTTAATTCTATCTTCTCCAGAACAACTTCAGGTTCTACTTTATCTTTCTCGAAGAAAAATTTGTACGCACCATACATTGATATAGCGGCAATAGGAATAGACAATAGTATAATTGTGTCCATATGTTTTGCGATACATTCTTTAACTCTCTTAATATAATCTTCACTCTTTGATCTAAGTAGTGACATTACTGATTCTCTTCTCAACGAATTCCTATATTTCAACAAATGTATCATGGCAAAATTATAAAATTCTGCAAGCTCATTTTCATCCATAACGCTCAGTTCATTCATCTCATAGGCGTATTTTCCATCGTTAGGTTGTGCGACTACTCTAATATCTATACAATCATTAAAAAGAGCTCCATGAATATTCATTATTTCGCAACACTCTGCTATGGTGAACCATTGGTGAAATTTGTCATATATATCTTTATGGGGATGATCATCAGTACACTCTCGCCCGAAGTGTATCGGCATATCCTTATCTTCAACTCTATAGATGACTTTTAAATGTTGTTCCATAGCAGCATCTTTCTGTGAAAAGAAATCTGTTTCATCTTCTCCCCACCCAAAAATTTGTTCTTGATATTTTGGTAATAAAGCTGGTGGATAGTTTCTGACTGTTTTTAAAAGGTTATGTTGTTTCTTCATGTGATTGTTAAATCTAGAGGTTAGGTACTCTCTGATTTCAGTGAATGTCTTTGGAACTGTTTTGACCATTTGCTCATCTGAACTTTCATCGGCTGGGTTACAAATGAAAAATTCAAGATGAGAAAAGTCCGACTGATGATCGATAATTTCTCTTCCATCTGAACTTCGAGTAACAAATTGTTCTAATGCTCTACAATAGATTAAATCATCTCTCCTTCTCCATAAGGCAGGTTTATCATAAATAGTTTTTGGTTTGGGATAGGGATTATTGGTGGTTGCTACAACCATATTGGACATAAATTGGATTCCTTTTTCAGATAAATCGGCCATTGGCACTTGAAATGGTGCACTAGTCTTCATAGAAAAGAAAATTCTCTCCTCTTCTCCATCAGTAGATTGTGAGAAGTCATCTATAATTACTACTTTCTGTTGCGCATAACCATCCATATGTTTAAGTTTTGAATTCCAAGAATACATTCTATTGGACTCTGGATACTGCATAAAATCACACATATCTTGCGTTAACGAGTTAACCATTGTACTTTTCCCGATGTTAGTTGGTCCATAGAAACACATGACGTAAGGATCAGGTCTGGCAGTTGCTTGGAACTTTACAGCTCTAGCTTCAGTTGATAACTTCTTTGCAGCACCTATAGTGGCTTTAATAGCTGAAATAACCGCTGGGTCCGTTATATTAATTAATAATTTGAGACTGTATTCTGTAGCTTTATCTCCTAAAGTGATCGCTTCATCTTGTAAAGATATATCCATAGGAATCATGCTCTTAAGAGGTTCAGTTCCTAACTCATCCACACGTATCATCCATTCTGCTACATCTCCTTTTAGAGAGTTTAAAATAGCTGCTTTTTGGATATCTTCGTACTTCTTACCCGCACAAAAACAGATAACTCTGGTTATCCA